ACCCGCGAAATTCGCCGCATGGTTCAAGACAAGCTGGATTCCGGTGTGGCTATCCGCGTCGAGTGGCTAACCACTGAAATCATCGCTTCCAAGGATCAGATCGATGGTGACGACGCTGATTTTTACATCGCCTGCGGTGTAGACTTCATTAAGAAAACGGTGAAGCGCGTAATCGGTGAATTCGAGCCGAAGGCCGAGCAATCCGCGCAGATCATCATGCCCGGTTTCGACCATCTGCAAAAAGCATACACGGTCACGCGAAATGAGCAGGTCACGCTAGTCCCGGTCACAATGCTGACCGACATGGAACTGGAAATGCGGGCGCAAGAATATGAGGCGATGGCTAAGGGCTGTCTGTCTCACGCGAAGGAAATCCGCGCTTTCATCATGGGTCGTGAACAGGGCGCAGCATGACCTCCCCAGCATCCGAGGCGCAGCGGTACGTTACTGCGTCAGTTCCTCCTGTAGCCAGCCGTTGCCATGACGGTCGGCCAACTAGCCCGGCGGCGTTTCTCCCCGTCGCCGGGCCTTTTGGGGGTGACGTATGAGCAGCGCGCGCGGGCTTTTCAGAGCGACCGGGAAAACGGCGCATCCGGTAATGGCGGATCTTATCGACGGCGTTCCTGTCTTTGTGGACGAGATGCCGCGCGAGAAAGACGACTTCTACCCAACCCCGCCAGAGCCAACCAGAGCCATTCTAAAGGCTGAGAAAGCATATCTTGATCGGTTCCCTACCATCTGGGAGCCTGCCTGCGGTGATGGCGCTATGGCGCGCGAAATTGAGGCGGCGGGATACAGCGTCACATGCTCGGATCTTGTAGACCGTGGCGCGGGAGCTGACCTTCGCTCATTCTATGACTTTTCGACGGCACCAGCAAACGCAATCGTAACCAACCCACCTTTTTGCGAGTGCAATACAGGGGCATGGAACCGCCACGCGTTGGACGTTCTCGGCGTTGATTACATGGCGCTGTTGCTGCCGTTCAACTGGCCCGGCGCGGAATCGCGGGCTGGCCTTTGGGCGCGGAATCCTCCCGCCCGTGTCTACCTCATGCGCTGGCGTATTGACTTCACCGGAGCCGGTGCGCCGCCGATGCTCAACGCTTGGTATGTCTGGGATGGCAAGACCCGCCCCGAAGATACCCGCCTGCTGATGTTGAGCCGTTCCGACGCAGAACAGGAGGGCTTCGACCTATGACCCAGACCGACCAAATCCTCTCCGCCCTCAAGGCAGGCCGTCACATCATGCCGATGGACGCGCTTAGCCTGTGCGGCTGTTTCCGGCTTTCAGGCCGCATCTATGACCTTCGCCAAGCGGGGCACAAGATCAACCGCGCCATGGTCGAGACAGACACCGGGGCGCGGGTCGCAAGCTATTCGCTGGAGGCGCAGGCCGGGGATGATGTCGGGAATTCCGACGTCATTGAGGTGCGTGTATGAGCGACAAGCACTACCTGATCCGCCTGCCGTGGCCCCCGACCAAGACCAGCAAAAACGGGTCGCAGGGTGACTTTCGCGGCAAGGCTAAGGCAGCGAAGGGCTACAAGACCGATTGCGGCAAAGAGTGCATGGCGCAGCATGTCCGCCGCATGGGCGTTGAGACTGTGGACGTTGACGTAACATTCCACCCGCCATCCCTACGCGCCTATGACTTGGACAACATGCTGGCCCGCTGCAAGCAAGGCCTAGACGCCGTTGCAGAGGCTATCGGGGTAGATGATGCCAAGTGGCAGTCAATGGCCCTGCGGCGCGGCTCCAAGGCCAAGGGCGGCTGCGTTCTGGTGCATGTGAAGCCGGGGAGCAAGGCATGAGCCTAGACGTTCTCACAGCCATCTGGCGCGACCCACCATGCAAGGGCGGCGACCTTCTGTGCCTCTTGGCTATCGCTGACAACGCCGACGACACGGGCTTCGCTTGGCCCTCTATCTCGACCATCGCAAAGAAGGCCGCAATGGGGGAGCGGGGCGCTCAGAAGTGCGTCAAAAAGCTGGCCGAGGCGGGGCTAATTTCCATCGACGCGGGCGGCGGTCGCAACAAAACGAACGCTTACCAGATCACTACAAATGGTATCGGCCAGAACGTCGAACACAAAAACCCCGAACAGAATACACCGAACCCCGGTTCACCCTTTACGCCCATAAACCCCGAACAGACGTGCATAAACCCCGAACCAGCGTTCGCGAAACCCCGAACCCCGGTTCACCCGAACAGTCATGAACCATCAATAGAACCGTCAGTAGTAAATAAGAGCGCGCGGGATATTGATCGTTCGGTTCTTAGCATCTTGTCGGAGGTGCAGGGGGTCCATGCCGATGCTGCGGCAAGTTTCGTGGCCTACCGCAAGCGCCACAAAAGCAAGGCGCTGACCGAGACCGGGGCGAACCGTCTGGCCACTCATCTTTGGGAAATCTTGGACCGAGGGGGCGACCCCACGGATGCACTCGGCATGGCCGAGGAACGCGGTTGGGCTTCCGTCCAGCCTGATTGGTACTTCAACGCAAAAGGACAGAGCAATGAACGCACTCACCAGCCCAGCCGAGGCCGTACTTCCACCTTTGCTGACGAAATCGCTGACGCCGCCCGCTCTCGATAGGCACCGGGCCGAGGTCGCAGTTTGCATGGAAGCGATGATGGTCAAGCATGACAAATTCGGGTGGGATCGTCTCGACGCCCCTCTGCGCAAAATGATCCGCATGGATTGGATGGACGCGCTGCAGGACTACCCGCTTGACGAGGTTCGCGCCGCCTGCCGCCAGCACACGATTGAGCAGCCTCGCAAGGTGCCGAACGAGGGTGATATCAAGGCGATCATTCTGCGCAACCGCGCCAAGGTCGTCGCAGCCCTTCCCAAGCCCGTAGAACCCGCCAAGCCCCGCGCCACGGCAGAGCAACGCGCCCGCGCAGACGAAATCATTCGCGCCGCTGGCCTGAAACTGACCCGCGCCAACCCAATAGGAGAGACAGCATGACCGAGCCGACAACCATTCTTATGGAAGAAAAGCCGTTGGATAGCATCATCCGCGACACCTACAGCGTTGCTTGCGCCTTCGCCCTGATCCTCCCCGGCCATGCCATCGGCAGCGCCGCGTTGCAGTGGGTGGGGTTCGTCCTGTTCTTCGTCGTCATCTGCACCCGCGCCGCAGGGCTTCGCAAGAAATACACCATGAGCATTCCAGAGGCCCGCGCCAAGCTGGACGAACTGGAGGCAAGCGCATGACCGACCGAGTAGCAGCCGACGAACTCCGCGCCTTTGTGGAGCGGATCGAACGCCTCAACAGCGAGAAGGCCGACATTGCCGAAGCGACGAAGGAGGTTTTCGCGGAATTGAAGGGCCGTGGGTATGACGCCGCCATTGTCCGCAAGGTGATTGCCCGCCGCAAGCGTGACCGCGACGAATTGGCCGAGGAAAGCGCAATTCTGGAACTGTACGAGGGGGCGCTGGCATGACCGGACAATTCGCCCACTGGACCCGCGCCGAGATGGCCCGCGCCTTTGACGTGTACGGCTTTGACTTTGGCCGCATCGCTCGCATGACGGGCCGCAGCATCCGCGATGTGAAGGCTGAAATTTGCTGCATGGGGGCCACGACATGACCGACATCTTAGCAGATCACATCACCCCCGCCCAGCAAGCGCAGATCGACCAATGCAGCCGGATGCTAACGGACGGGGCCAACCCACAAGACATGCGGGACTTGGGTTTCTCGCAGGCCGCAATTGACGCGGCGATTAACGCAGCAGGGGAAAAGCAATGATCTGGGTCGCAATGGCAAAGGCGCTCGGCGTCCTGATCGGAATGCTGGCATTCATCGGAGCATTTTGGGGGTGGGTGTGGTTTTGCTTCCGGCTTTCCGATGGCGCGAAGTGGGGCTTCGCCTTGGCCATGCTGCCAATGGTCGCGCTCTTTTTTACAACTCTCACACTGTCTTTTTCGGGGATTATTCAATGACCTACCACTTGCGCCACCACACCGAACAACTCCACCGCAAGGCCACCAAATGCGCCCCGGTATTCACTCTGCGCAATGAGCCGTCACCGGAAGGGCTGGAGGATTGGCTTGCCGCGAAGATGCGCGAGGATGCACGCCGCCCGCACTCCAACGGCCATAAACCAAACCCGCGGCAGCAACAGATTGCGAAGCTGATGGCGGATGGCCGTGAGCGTACTGCGTCTGACGTTGCAACGGCTGTGGGCCTCTCCGGTCGGTCGGGAATAGAGTGCGCCCGCGGGGCATTAAGCGCCCTGCACAAGCAAGGCATCCTTGCGCTTGGGTTTATCTGCAAGGGCCGGTTGAGGATTAGCGTATGGCGCTTGTCTCAGGGAAGGCCCAGCACCGCCCGAGAAACTATCATGGAAGCCTTGTCTGGCGGGGAGCGGTTGACCCTCGGCCAGATTACACAGCGGTCATGCCTCCCCAGCAAGGGGGAAACAATTAGCGGACTCCATGTTCCTTGGAACCTTCAAATTCTTGAGATGTCCGAAAACCGCAGCAAGGGGAATTCATTTGATGGCTAGAGTATTAGTAGCTTGTGAGTATTCAGGTCGGGTCAGGGACGCATTCGCTCAGCTCGGCCATGACGCTTGGTCTTGCGACCTGCTGGATACTGAGGCACCGGGGCAGCACATCAAGGGGGACGTGCGGCCCATCCTTCAGCGGCCGTGGGATTTAGTGATTGGGCATCCTCCTTGCACATACTTGAGCCGAGCTGGTGCGCGGTGGATGTACCCCAAGGCGGGAGAGGTTTGCCCTCAGAGGCTTGAGCAGGCAATGCGGGCGCGTGAGCTGTTCAATGCCGTGCTGTCAGCCAACGCGCCGATGGTCTGTGTTGAGAACCCGACGCCGCTAAAGATTGTTGACCTGCCGCCGCATTCACAGGCGATCCAGCCTTACGAGTACGGGCATCCTTTCAGCAAGCGGACGTTGCTATGGCTACGCGGGTTGCCTGATCTGGTTCCGACGAAGGTGCTGAGCGAATACAAGCCTCTGCTTCGCAGCAATACTGGTTTCGGTGCCAAGGCCGGCCAGAAGACACACAAGGGCGCGGTCAGCTCATGGAAGGATGCAAGCAGAACGTTTGAGGGGATTGCGAGCGCCATGGCGCAACAGTGGGGCGGGGTTTCTATGCAGGCGGCAGCTCAATGACCCCCGCGCAACGCATCCACCAGCTAGAGCAGGCCAACGCCAAACTACGGCGGCAAGTCGATACGCAGGAAACCACCATCTGCTTTTATCGGCGCAAGTTCATGGACGCGAAACGCAAGTTGGCAAAGGAGCGGGGCCGCAATGCCCCGTTGCAAAACATGGTGGACTACTACCGGGCGCTTTCGTGTCCGATCCAGCAGGCAGAAAGGCTATTCAATGACCAGCAAAGCTGAGCGACTACGGAACAAGCGGCGGGCAAAGCTGGACCTTCCCGAATTGGCGAAGGTTGGCAACCCCCGCAAGCTACAGGGGCGGGCAAGGATGGCTCAGATTGAGGCAGACCCAGAGGCGCGGCATACCGTCTTGGACGCCCGCGCCCGTATGATGGGGCTTGATCCCGCTACCTCACGCGAGGAAATGGCCCGTCAGGCTTACGGAGAGGCGGCAGGGAGGGCCATTAGGTCATTTTGCGACCCTGACAGCGCGGCGAGGCTTTGGCGCGTCTACACGGGGCTTACGCAGGCCAATGACCGATACCACCGGATGGTGCTTGGCGTGAGTATGCATCCGAAGGTGGCCAAGATCGAGACTGAGCCGGAGCGGTTCGGCACCCGCGCGGACGATCAGGTTGATCTCCGCAGCGAGGATGAGCGGCACCGGGACGCGGTAAACGCATGGACGCGCTGGCACGGGTATCTGATGCACCTCTCAGCGCTTGAGCAGACGGCTATCTGGGACGTGGTGAAAGGGCGCATTGAGCCAATGACACCGGAGGGCATCACCCCGCGCGGAATCCGCTTTGTCGAGGCGCTGCAAAAGGTGTCTGAGGTTGTTGACCAGCAGGGCGGAATAGCGTAATATAATCGCAAGCGATTTGCGCCCAGTGTATGAAAAGGATGCTGGGCGCTTTTGATTCCGGCGCATTCCGCTCAAGTCATTGCGGGTCGATGAACTGAGCAGAGCGCGTCTGACATATTGCAATAGCCAGCTTCATGTACTTTCCTTGGATGGCCGAGCAGTGGCAGAACAAACCCGGCAAACGTCAGTAGCATAAGCTGGCCGGGGCGCGTCTCAACAGGTCTGCGGCAATGCGTGGGGTTCGGTGATCTAGACGCCGCCACGGGAACCGCCTTCGGCAGAACGGGAACTGCCCCACGCTCGGAATTTCTGGTCCGAGAAACAAATGCCCGCCAACATACGACACGCGCCTCTGCACTTGGCTACGGCCTCGGATATGCGCGGGTCATCAGACAACGCAGAGCGTAAACTAGCTAGGTGCTAGGGCAGATTGCTAATCTGTACGGGCCGCAAGGTCTTCGGGTCGGGACCGATGCGCTCTGCCACATATACGGAAAGTCTCGCTGCGCGGGCGGCAAGCGGTCTTGAAAACCGTGACGACTCCGAAAGGATGGGGGTTCGACTCCTCGGCTTTCCGCCATTTCTCAGCGCACATAGGCGCAACGCGGCGGCGATACGCAAACCCCCAGCGAGGTAACACGATGGCGGCGATGAAGATTGATATCGACATGTCCGAACTGGATGCGGCCATCGACAAGGCAACGCGGCTGTCGGCGATGCTGGATGAGATCGAGGGGCGGATTGCACATCTGGATGATGTCGGCTTTTCCGACCCCATTGTTGCGTCTGCCCCTGCATCACCGCCCCCGCCTAAGCCCAAACGGTAAGCCGCATGGCATGGAGACATGAGGGCAGCAGGCACGAGCGGGGATACGGGTATCAGTGGACCAAACGCCGCGAAAACGTGATGCGTCGTGACGGGTATCTCTGCCAACCGTGCATGAGGCAAGGCAGGCCGACACCGGCAGATGAGGTGGACCACATCACCCCTAAGAGCCAAGACGGCACGGATGATTACGACAATCTAGAAGCCATTTGCCGCCCTTGCCATTCTGCGAAAACTGCCAATGAGGCACGTACAGCGAGAGGTGCGAGGTCTAGGCCAACAATAGGCGTTGATGGCTGGCCTGTTGGCTAAAAAGATGCTAAGATAAACGAGCCGGAAGGGTGCTGTAACACCGCTATCCGGCTCTAATCATATCAGACCATTGGAGGGTCCGAAGATGACTGGCAATAGCCGTATATGCCCAGAGTGCGGAAATCAATTCACAATTGGCCAAGGTCGAGGCCAAGCTAAAACGTACTGCAACGTGGAGTGCACGAAGCGAGCATCTAGGCGGAGAGCCAAGGCCGCGCGTTCCTCTTTCCCGGTATGCAAGGTGGATGGGTGTGTATCTCGCGTAAGGTCCGCTAGGGCCGAATACTGCGAGCTTCATTACATGAGAGTGCGGCGCAACGGCCATGTGCAACTGAAGCTTGAGGTCAGCCCGCCGAAAGAAGAGATTGATCACAGCCACGGCTATATCTTGGAATACGCGCCGGGCCATTGGCATGCACTGCGCACCGGCAATAGCAGGGTGTATCAGCATCGCCGCGTTTATTTTGATGAATATGGCGAAGGCCCGTTCGATTGTCACTGGTGCGGCACATGCGTGACTTGGGATGATATGCACGTGGATCACGTGAACGCGGTCAAAGACGATAACCGGCTGGAGAACTTGGTCGCATCATGCGCTGAGTGCAATCAGAAGCGCGGCAAGGAAAAGATGCGCAACACTGCGCGGGAAAGTGTCAAAGGCCAAGGTCACTTGGAATGGCGAGACCCTGACGTTAGGCGAGTGGGCTGATAGGCTGGGCATTAGCCGCAATTCTGTAGCTTGGCGTCTCTCTAATGGGTGGGATGTAGGCAGGGCATTAACTGAGCCTCGTGGGGTCACCGGCCCACCTTCAAGACCCTCCCCCGGGGCCTAAATCTTTTGGACCTGTAGTATGGGGACCGGCGGCGGACCCTCAACGATCATAAATCGCAACAATAAAGGTTTGACAATGGCACAAAAAAGAGGACGGGCATCCACGGCTGAACTGTCCATTGCCGCTGTCAAGATCGGGGATCGGCCTGAGCCACCCATGAGCCTGAACCCCCGCGCCGAGGACGAATGGCGGCGCGTGGTGGATCGTATGCCCTCGGATTGGTTCGGGGATGAAACCTTGTCCTTGCTGCAATCCTACTGCGAGCATGTGGCCGAGGGTGAGGCAATTCAGATGATGGTCGAGAAGGTCCGCAAGACCGCTATGGCCGATGATGAAAGCTATAAGCGATACCGTGATCTTTTGCGGGATAAGGAATTGCAGACGCGGGCGGCGCTGTCGTGCGCGACCAAGATGCGACTGACACAGCAGGCCAGCTATAACGCGAAGTCTGCCAGCACGGCGCAGGCTAAGACGACAGGAGGTTTGAAACCTTGGCAGAGGTAACACGCGGCGAACGCAACATTGAGTGGATCGAAGCGCACTGCATGGTTCCAGAGGGGCGCATGGTCGGGAAGCCGATGGTGCTGCGCGAATGGCAGAAGGAAATCATCAAGGGGATTTACGACACCCCGACGCGAAACGCGATAATTAGTTTTGCCCGCAAAAATGGGAAAACTGCTTTAACCGCCTGTTTGCTGTTGCTCCACTTGGTGGGGCCGGAGGCTATGCCAAACTCGCAACTGTATTCTGCGGGGCGGTCACGGCGGCAGGCTGCGGTTCTGTTTGAACTTGCGGCGAAGATGGTCCGCATGAATCCTGACTTAGATGCGTATGTCTTGGTTAGGGATACGGCCAAGGAATTGCTTTGTTCCGAGTTGGGGACGCTCTATCACGCAATGTCGGCGGAAGCGTCAACGGCTCACGGCACATCGCCCATTTTCGTTGTGCATGACGAACTGGGGCAGGTTAAGGGGCCGCGTGACGATCTGTATTCTGCGCTTGAGACGGGCATGGGCGCACACGAAGCGCCGCTTTCGATTGTCATTTCAACGCAGGCGGCAACCGACAATGACCTGCTGTCGGTGATCTTGGACGATGCGGTTACAAAGTCAGACCCTGAGACAAAGGTTTTCTTCTACACCAGCGATCCAGAGGCAGACCCCTTTGCGGAGGAAACTATGCGGGCGGCAAACCCGGCGCTTGGTGACTTCCTCAACATCAAAGAGGTGAAAGCGGCGGCGGAAAAGGCAAAGCGGATGCCAACCGACGAGGCCAACTACCGTAACCTGCATCTAAACCAGCGTGTGAACGCTGAATCGCCTTTCGTATCGCCTAGCATCTGGAAGATGAACGGGGCAGAGCCGAAGCCGTTAGGGGGCCGCAAGGTCTGGATGGGGATTGACCTTTCAACGTCCCGCGACCTGACATTCTTTGCCAGCGTGGCGGAGGAAAACGGGTCAGTTGATGTTCATTCGTCGGCATGGTTGCCGGGTGATGGGATTGAGGAGAAATCGCGGCAGGACCGGGTCCCCTATGACCTATGGGAAGAACAGGGCCACCTAAACACGACACCGGGCAAGACGATCCGTTATGGTCATCTGGCACGGCATCTAAGGGAAGTATTCGACACTCAGGACGTCCAGAAAGTCGCGTTCGACCCTCACAAATATCAAATTCTTGAGCCGTTGCTTGTGCAAGAGGGCTTCACCGAGGACGAACTTGAAAGGTTTATCCCGGTTCAACAGACATACAAATTCATGTCGCCTTATCTCAACGAACTTGAGGCGTATCTTGTCGAAGGCAAGCTGCGGCACGGTATGCACCCTGTGTTGACCATGTGCGCGGCTAATGCGCGGGTCAAAGAGGGCCGCGTGACTGGCGATAGGCTTCTGGCAAAGCCGTCCGACACCGAGCGGATTGACGG